CCTCGCATTTCTGTTCAACTTTTGTTTTCCGTCAAAGGTGAAAAAATGTCAAACAGAAAACAGAAACCGACGCACAACATGCCGCCCAGGCGCCTTCCCAAAAGGCTGCCGATAACCTCCCCAAAGGTGCGGCACGAGATCGTCAAGGCTGCTTTGACAGCCGTCCAACCTCCCCCACACATCCCCATCACTGAGCGTGACAAGCCCTTCTGGGATAATGTTGTCTCAGAGTTCCCGACATTCGAGTGGACGGCGCACCAACTGGAGATCGCGGCCCTGCTGGCGCGCATGATGGCTGATTTGGAAGAGAATCAGAACCTGTTGCGGCTGGAAGGCTCGGTCATCGAAACAAGGAACACTGTTCGAGTAAATCCGAGAGTCACAGCGATTGGGGTTTTGACCTCGCGCATCCTTTCTTTCCGGCGCACTCTTCACCTCCAAGCGGTTAACGGTTCTCCTCAGACGGCAGGAAAGCGTAAAAAGCTGGGCAAACAGATCGAATCGACAGCGATTGAGGCGCTGGCAGACGATTTCATTGCGCAGCCGGATGACGATTAAGCCCGCCCACATCCTTTCCGGGCCTGTGCCAGTCTTTCGGAGGTGGCGGCACCTGCCTCCGTCGAAGATGACCCGCGCCGAAAAGGCGATGGCCTTCGCTGAGCGGCACCTCGTTGTGCCCGAAGGCGCGCTGACAGGACAGAAAATCAATATCCAGCCATGGCAGGAGTCTTTTTTCAGGGCTGTGCTGGACAACCCCGTTCCCACGCGCGTCGCCATCCTTTCGATGGCACGAAAGAATGCGAAGACAGCCACTGTGGCCATTCTTCTGCTGGTTTTCCTTGTTGGTCCAGAGGCGCGGCGCAACAGTCGCATTTCGAGCGGCGCCTTGAGCCGCGAACAGGCCTCCGAGGTCTACAATTACGCGGCGAAGATGGCCACAATGTCACCGACAATTTCCGAGATCGTGACTTGCACCCCATCAACAAAGCGCATTCGCGGCATCCCCATGAACACGGAATATCGCGCGCTCGCGGCTGAGGGGCGAACGGCCCATGGCGGCTCGCCTCTGGTCGCGAATCTCGATGAGGCGGGGCAGGTCTCCGGCCCATACAACGCATTCTTCGAAGCCATTACGACAAGCCAAGGCGCCCATAAAAATCCTCTGGAGATATGGATCAGCACTCAGGCGCGGACAGACAATGACCTTTTCAACCGTTTGATCGACGACGCTGCGGCCGCAGAAGTCCCTTCGACGGTCTGTCATGTGTATCGTGCGCCGGAGAATTGTGACCTATTTGATCGCGAAGCGTGGGAAGCGGCGAACCCGTCCTTGGGCGCAATCAAGTCGCTCGAAGAGATGGAGTTGGGCGCGGCGCGCGCGGCTCGAATGCCTGACGCTGAAAACACATTTCGCTGGCTCCATCTGAACCAGCGCATCAATGCTTTCCGTCCCTTCATTTCGCGCAGCGTCTGGGGTGCCAACAGTTGCGAGCCTCTCGAAGAGGCTTTCCAGAAGGGCGATGTCTACGCGGGCCTCGATTTGTCCGGGCCAACCTCTTTGACGGCCTATGTCGAGGCGGCGCACTATCGGGGCGAATGGCACCTGAAAGCGCACTTTTTCATGCCAGAACACACAATTGTAGACAGATCGAAAGAGGATAGGACACCCTACGACATCTGGGCGAGAAAAGGGCTTATCATGCTGACGCCTGGAAAGGTTGTCGCTTTCGATTTCGTGGCCAAATTTCTGGCGAAGCGCGCGGCTGAGACTGCTGTGAAAGTGATCGCCTTTGACCGTTGGCGCATTCAGGTGCTGATGTCAGAGTTGGACAGGATTGGCGCGGTCCTTCCGCTTGTTGAATTTGGGCAGGGATTCCGAGACATGGCGCCTGCGGTCTCGGCGCTCGAAGAGGCGCTGTTGCAGGAGCGCGTCCGGCATGGCAACAACCCCGTCCTCACCATGTGCTTCGCGAATTGCGTGGTGACATCCGACCCAGCAGGCAACCGAAAGTTAGACAAGATGCTCTCTTCTGGCAGGATTGATGGCGCTGTCGCAACAGTGATGGCAATCGGCGCTTCCGTGAAAGATATGCCCCAGACAGAAGGGCCTTCCGTTTATGGCTCGCGTGGGCTACTATTACTGTGATGAGTTGGCTTCGCTCCCTGTTTGGTGGAACGCCTCGCCTCGGTGGCGGGGCATCGTCTGCGCCAGAAGGCGGCGCGTCGCCCCAGTCCGGCGGCGCGGCCAGCATGAAGGCCCTCGCGCAGGCGGCGGCGGGCGACATCTACCCCTTTTCGGTGAGCGGAACGGTGGCCAGCGCGGCGGAGGCGCTCACACTGTCGGCGGTTCATCGCTCCGTCTCGCTGATCACAGGCGCAATCGCCGCGATGCCGCTCATGGTGCGCAGAAAGATCGACGGCCAGCGCGAGGACGCGGAAAGCCACTGGGCGCACGCCCTTCTGACCCGCAAACCCAATAGCTGGCAGACTCCGCAACAGTTCAAAAGGCTGATCGCGGCCCATCTTCTGCTTCGCGGCAATGCTTTTTGCATGAAAATAGGGTCCGGGCGGCAGATTTCGCAGCTAATTCCCCTGAATCCGGATAGGATTCGGGTTGAACAGATGGCTGATTGGAGCGTCGTTTACCACTATACGACCACCAATTCAGGTGTCGTTACACTGTCTCAGAAGGACATTTTGCACTTCGTTGGCCTGTCTCTTAATGGCGTAACAGGCGTTTCGGTGCTGTCTGCGGCTGCGGAAACCTTTCGTTACGGCAAATCATTGCAGGCTTTTGGGCGCTCGACCATGGAAAATGGGGCGCGATTCGGCGGCGCGCTCAAGCATCCTCGCACTCTCGATGAAGCTGCGCAGGCGCGGCTGGTGGAAAGTATCGAGAGATTTCGCGGCTCAGCCAATGCTGGTAAGCTGCTGGTGCTCGAAGAGGGAATGGACTTCACTCCACTGTCGATGACGCTGGAAGATGCGCAGTTCATCGAGGCGGCAGCGTCCTCGCGGCTGGAAATCTATCAATTTTTCGGGATTCCGCCCAACCTCGCGGGCGATACTGAGAAAAGCACAAGCTGGGGCTCAGGAATTGAGTCGATGAATCAGGCATTCGTCGATTACACGCTGAATGACTGGCTGGTGACGATTGAGGAGACGCTCAATACTCACCTGATTCCGCCCCCAATTTACTGCCGTTTCAACAGAAATAGCCTTGTGCGCGGCGATATTTCCACACGATTTGGTGCTTATTCGATTGCCAGAACACATGATTTCATGACGGTTGATGAGATTCGTGCTTTGGAAGATTTGGGGCCGATGAGTAGCCCTTCATCGCAGGAGACGCCAGATGCCACGCAAACTGATTCCGCTTCCGCCTGAGATTCCGGGCGATTTGCGCTGGGACGCGCCTTCAAAGGCGAAGGCCGTTTGGAATCGCGCCAAGCTGCGCAATGCGCAAGCGCGCGGCACAGAGGATGGTGCTGAAATTGACATTTTTGATGTCATCGGACAGACTTGGGATGGCGAGGGCATCACCACCAGTTCGATTCGCGCCCAGCTGGACGCGCTCGGAGATCGTCCACTCATCGTCAACATCAATTCGCCCGGCGGCTCTTTCTTCGATGGGCTGGCTATCTACAATCTGCTCGCCGCGCATCCAGCGCCTGTGACCGTCCGGGTGCTGGGCCTCGCGGCATCGGCGGCATCCATCATCGCGATGGCCGGAGATCGGATTGAGATGGCGTCAGCTTCGCAGATGATGATCCATGACACGAGAGCCATGGCAATCGGGAACGCTGCCGTTATGCTCGAAACCGCTTCTGTTTTGGAAATGTTTGACGAAGCCTCTGCAATCCTCTACTATGAACGCGCCAAAAAGGGATCACCAGATCATTTTCGGTCCCTGATGGCAGTGGAGACATGGATGGACGCTGACGCAGCAATCCGTGAGGGACTCGCAGACGCGAAAGTCGCGTCGCGCCGCGTGAGCAATGCGGCGGCTACCGCCCAAGTTCTTGCACTCATTTCGTCTCTGGAGGCACCCCAATGACCAACCTCTACCGCAGATTCGCTCCTGGCACTGTTCTTTCTATGGCTGAACCGACATCGGTTGACCCTGCTGATGCCAACGACCTTTTCGAGCGGGTCAACAAGGGTGTCGTGGCTCTCAGGGACCGTGTCACGGCGCTCGAAAAGCGCCAGGATGTGGTGACGCGCGATGAGATTGACCGCATCAATTCGGATATCAGCGCCGCGCAGGCACAGCTTGATGCAATCAATGCTCAGATGAAGCTTGGTCCCGCCACAGGACTTCCGCGCTCTTCGACTGAGCACAGAGAGATGCTGCGAAAAGTCATGTCCTGTGCGATCAGCATTGACAGCGTCAAGGCGGCGGCCACTACCTACATTGGGCCTGACGGCGGTTTCCTCGTGCCCAACGAGATTGACCTTACTGTTGGGCGGTTTCTCAATACGACCAGCGCGATGCGTCGCCTTTCAAGCGTGATTGCGGTCGGAACCAGCACCTATCTCAAGTATGAGGTTGTGGAAGGCGCGGCGGCTCGCTGGTCTGCTGAGAATGGTCCCGGCGGCGAAACCAACACGCCCAAGATGGTGGAGATCGCCATTCGGACGGGCAAGATGGAGGCGGAGCCGGTCAGCACAGTTGAGCTGCTGCAGGACGCTGCGCTGGACATCGAGGCTTGGCTCACTTCTGAGCTGGGGATGGCCTTTTCTGAGCTTGAGGGCAATGCTCTCGTGAATGGGGACGGCATCGAAAAGCCGCGCGGGCTGATGACATACCCCACAGCGGCGAATAGCTCCAACCCGCCTTGGGGCACCTTCGGGCACATCAACACAGGCGTCTCTGGCGCCTTTCCGGCTTCCCCCGCTTCGGGTGACCCGCTCATTGACCTGTTTTATGGGCTCAAGGATGGCTACCGGGCGAATGCTACTTGGCTCGCCAATGATGCGACCATGGCGGCGATTCGCAAGCTCAAGACGACTGACGGAACCTTCCTGTGGCAGCCGGGCCTTGCGCCGGGCGAACCGCCCACGATTCTGGGCCGTCCAACCGCAACCGACAACTTCATGCCGGCTATCGGTCCTAACAGTCTGTCGATTGCCTTCGGAGACTTCGCCCGGACTTACACTGTGGTTGACCGTCTCGGCATCCAGATTTTGCCGAACCCCTATCGGCGTCCGGGCGCTGTTTACATGATGGCCTATCGGCGCGTTGGCGGCAATGTGACCAAGTTCGAGTCGATGAAGTTCCTTCGGTTCGGCAGCTAAGGAGCGGCAAATGGGCGATTTCATTTCTGGTGTTCGGGTTACCTCGGGCCTTACCTTCGTAGTCCGGACGGCTACGGCCAACGGCACTACAATTGACCGGCAGGGATTTGACGCTGTTTCCTTTTGCCTCTTCACTGGCGCGGGCGGCATCACCTTTACCGGCACCAACAGGCTCGACTGGGTGATCCAGCATTCTGATAATGGCACAACTTGGTCGGATGTCGAGACGGGCGACATTCTCGCGCCGAATGGCCGTGAGCTGACCATTGTGTCGAATGGCCGGGTTGAGTCGTGGACGGCAGCGAAGGCGGCGGAGTCCACCAGCCATTTTGAGTATATCGGGCGCAAGCGTTACTCGCGCGCGGTGGCGTCTTTCGGCGGCACGCATGGGACTGGAACGCTTGTCGGCGCGACTGCTCTTCTGAGCCAGCCCACTTACGCTCCGACTGCATA